CTCCTTGAACACGGGGCGCCCGAGCTTGCTCACGATGAGCACCTCGGGGTCCTTGGGCTTCGAGCGCATCCCGCACCCGAGAGTCTTGAGGGCCTCCACCCGCTCTTCGTCGTCCTTCATTACCTCGCCTCCGAACGTCGGGAGGTAATCGACCATCGGGTGCAAAAAGAACTCGACGTAGAGCTTCTTGTCAGCAGCCTCGGTCTCGACCTCGTCCATGCTACCGGGGTATTTGTCGTAAATTGTATCACGCGAAGACATCAGTGACTCCTCGTAAAGAAAAGCCGCGCCACCGTTCCGGCGGCTGGGGTGCGACCCTGCCCCTCCGTAATAGGTGACGCGGCCATCCGGTAATACCGCGAATTACCCTGCGCTGGACGAAGGGTGGTTGAGCACCACGTCCGCGAACCCGCCGGACGACGTGCTGGCGAAGTTCATTCCGCGAATGAACTTTTCCGCGACAGCGAGGTCGTCAACCTCGCCCGCATTGGCGGTAAGCTGCGCCTGAGCGCCGCTGACCACCGTCGCCGCCGCCTTCGCAGAGCACGCACCGGCCACGCAGTACCACCCGAACTGATTTGCCACGTTCGCGCTCATCGCAACGGCAATGAGCCCGAGAGTGGACAGGGTGGTGAGGACCGTCGCCGCATTGCGCTGGTCGAAGGTGACGACGCTACCCGCGACCGTCGAAGCGACGCCCTTGAGGTAGACGAATTCGGACTCCCCGTACACCGGGTCGATAGCCCGAATGCGCGTCCCCAACGGATGCTTCTGCACCGTCGAGGTCTCGGTAATCGGCTGACCACCGGGGAGGTCAAAGCTAGGAGCGTATGCCATTTTGCTTGTCCTCCTTTAGTTGTTGTGCATCCGGCCGTGGAACTTCGAGCCGCTGAGGGTCATGGCACCGGCGAACACAAGAATCTGCGCCTCCACGTCCTGATTGAAGGCGTAGCGCCGGCCCGGGTTCAGCGGGACCATGTTCCGGTTGCGGTGCGGCCGGTAGTGGAGATATTCGAGGTTCAGGAAGAGCATGGTGTTCGTCGGGCAGTTGCCGCCGATACCACCATCGAGAACCACGTCCGCGCTCATGAACCTGAGCGTGGGGAACCCGAGGGCTCCGGTCTCCGCGCCAGTGAAGCGCGTCTTTTCCTGGAGATACGCCTCGTACAGCTTCCACATGGCGTTGTCCGCGAGAATCAGCTTGGGATGCCGCTTCCCGGCCTGCGTCTTCGCCCACATATCATTCATGTAGGTGTTGATGTTGCTGGCAGTGATGACGCCCGCCCCAGGAGCCACAAGCTGCGGCTGCCAGAAGGGGTACGTCGCCCGGTTGATGCCACCGACCGTGCCGGTAGTCGGGCTCGTCGGAACGAGCACGTTCAGACCCGGCATCTGCTTCCCGCCGAAGGCGGTCCCGTCCGAGTAGACGGCGCGGCTGATGAGGTTAATCATCGTGGTCTCAGCCACGTTGAGTCGAGCATCCACGAGGTCGATGATGCGCTCGCGGCCCGCGTTCTGGAGTTGCTCCAGGCCGTTCACGACGACCGGAACTGCAAGCTGCGAAACCGTGAAGCTCGCGCCGGAGAGAACGTCCTGCGCCGACACGGGCAGGAGGTCCGCACCGGAGTACCAGATGCCGTTCGCGTTTTCCGCGAAGTTCAACTCCTCCATGATGGAAGAGCCACCGGAAATCATCTTGACTCGCTTGTTCGCCTTGAAATAGGCGAGACCCGCGTTGTTATCGAGCACGTTTTCCGCGATGTCGCCGGACCTGAACTCGATAGTCGTCGCGATGATGTCGCTGATGTTGGGGTTAGGAAATGGCATTTACGTTGTCCTTAACGGGACCTAGCGCGTGGCTCACTGCGCGTGGACGACCTCGTGTCGTTCGCTGCGCCCCGCCACCGGGGCTCCTGCTGTCACCCGTAAAGTGGGCCGGCCCTCCGGCTCTTTACACTCTGCCGCCTTCTCCTGCGTGGGCGTCGTATGCCGCCGCCGCCGCCTCGCGAGAGTCCTCAAACTTCTTGCCGGGCGCTGGCCGCCGGCTTGGACTGCCACGAACACTGGAGGATGCTTGAAGGGCGCGCTGCGTGGGTCCCGCAGGACTCGCTGCCGCCGCCTCCCGCTGCTGGAGAATCTCCAGTAGGTCAGGACGGAGAGTTATGGCTCTAGTATAGGCCATATCGTAGTCCATGTCCACCCCGCGCGCCGCAGCCACGTTCATAAAGTCCGCCATTTCGGACAGAACATCGTCTATGAACTCGTGGTCATTGGCGAATTCCTCGAGTTCCGCGTCAGCCGCAGCGTTCGCCTGGACTTCGTGGGCATACTCGCGCTGCTGCTGCTGCGCGAGATAGGCATCGAAGCGCGGGTCGTAGGTCGCCTGGGGCTGCTGAGGAGCCGCGCTCGCAGCGGGCACCCCGCCCGCAGAGTCAATCACGTCCGCCAGAGCGTCCGTCGAGACCCCGTACATTTGCATGAGCGCGTGGATGATGCGCGCGCGCGACGGGGCCGGCTGCGTCCCTAGCGCGTGAACCGTCCGCATGACATTGCTCACGGCCTGGAGCGGCTCCACGCCCGAGGCACGGATGGCTTGCTCGTAGGGCGCGATGGTCTGCTGCCACGCCTCGGAGAAGCGCCGGAGCGGTGCAGTCTCGCGGACCACGCGCTCGCGCTCTCCTTCGAGGCGCCAGATTTCCTCGCGCGTAGCCGCCGGGAGCTTCTCGAAGCCCTCGCGGGCCACGGGACGCCACGACTGCGGGGCCCGCAGTGTACGAGGAGCAGGCGCACCCGGCCCCGGAGGAGGGACGGCGTCGGGTTGCGCCTGGGGCGTGGCCTGCGGCTCTGCCGCTTGGCCGCCCTTTGCGTGGAGGATAGGCGGCTTTGCAGCAACGCCTTTCTCCGTCTTCGTGTAACGCCCGGTCTTCTCGTCGCGGGCGCGAGCCTCTTCTCCCTCAGGGACCTCGGTGGCCCGGTCGGATTCGCCTCCGAGGGCCGCGCGGTCTGCCTCGCCGGGCTCCTTCTCTTCCGCGGCGCCGGCCGGAACGTCCTTTTCTTCGAGGGTAATCAGCCCAGAATCGGGTCCGGCCTGCTCATAGGCGTCGAAAGCAGCGGCGACGGCGTCGCGGCTGGTGGGCTCCGGGGCAGTGTCGTTTTCGTTGGTGTTAGCCATAAAGTGTCTCCTCACTTACGGTGTGACGAAGAAAATGATGCGGTCGATTTGACCAAGCCGGCGCTTGTTCTGCCACTCCGGCGTGTTGGGGGTGGTGATGCTTGTGTCGTGGTAGCAGTCGGCCTCAGGCATCGGGTTGGGCTCCAGACCGAGCATGGCGGCGGACGATGCGCGCAGACATTCCGCCCAGCGCTTATCGTCGTCCGCCGGGAACCGGGTTAACTGCGGGTCCTTGGGGTGCGTCATGGAGGTGTATTGCTTCGGAGCGCCGATGACTCCCAGGATTCCTTTGCCCCAGCGGCCTTGGTCGGTGCGCGTCACTAGGGTATAGGCCACAGCCAGCATGCAGGCGTAGGACTCGTTTCGCACCTCGCGCCACACCACGAGTGCGCCGAGCACCACATGGCCCGCCAACGTTAGAATTTCGTCAGTCCCGAGGCGCATCGGTAGCTCTCCTGGGCCGTTCGAGTAGCAAGGCGCGAATTTCCCGGATATCGGTTTGCATTTCGTACAGCGTTGCCAAGATTAGGTCATAGCCGCGGTCTAGCTTGGCGACGCTTACGCCTTGAGCATACGCCCAGCTAGCAAGGCCCATGATTGCCGCAAGGAGGACTCCAAACAGCAAATTCATCAGTCTGTCGGACATATCAGTCCACGGACTTTTTTGATTGTAGTGATTCAGCGGTCGACCCTCGGTCTTTGGCGCTGTCCTTGATGGTTCGCTCCAAGTCTTGAATGCGTTGCAAGGCTTGGTCGAGCCGAGCATTCACGAGCGTATGAATCACCTTCATTTGCCGCTTGCTCAGCATCGCCAAAAACGCCACTACGATTGTGGTTCCCAAAGTGGCAAACTGCAAAACGTCAGCCATTTTTAGCTCCGACAGATTCCTTCTGTCACCAGGAACGCGTGAATGCGGTTGTCGTCAAACCGCTCGTCGTCGTGTCCCAAGATGCTCGCTCCGGCGTGCCCCCACTCGTGGAGGAACACCATTTGCGGACAGTCCGGGCGCATAGTGGCAAAATCGAGGCGCTTGATGTCCATGAAAGAGACGCCCCAAACCCACATATCTTCTACAGACCAGGGGTCATTGCCACGCTGCACGACCACCCAGCCCTGCATGGAACTTGGCTCGGTGTCCCAATATTTCGCTGCTGCTTCAAAGGCCCGCTTAAGGTCCGCGGGAGACAGTGGTAGAAGAACGTCAGGCTGGTAATACACCCGAGTCCCGTACACCTCCGTGTAGCCGTTCGTTACAGCCGGTGGAGGCGGAAGCACGGCGTTCAGGCCGGTGCAGCCAGCGATGACGGCTGCACCGACACTGAGCCCCAGGAGCCATTTCTTGACCCTGGCCCACATGATTACGCCTGCGGCGGCTTATCGAGGTCCGCCAGAGCGGCGGCCACCGCATCCTTCCCAGGCCCCGCCGGCACAAACTGCGCCAGAAGGGTAAGAACGAGCTTCACGTTCGGCGGCACCGGCCCCGGAGCCTGCGCATCCGCCACGTACTTGATGACGCTCGACGCGGTCGTCGCGCCGTCCGTCGCCACGTCGAGCTTGAACTGCGCCACCACGTACGCCAGGACCATCGTCGCGATGGCGCCGATGCTGCCCGCCACCTCGACCGGCTCCATACCCAGCCCGAGCTTGGAGTTGAGGAGCGGCGACAGCACCGCCCCGAGGATACCGGCAATTACCGCGATGAGCTTCTTGGAACCAAAGAACTTGAGCAAGAACATGCGTGTCTCTCCGTTTACTGCGAGTTTACCTTCGAGAGGAGGTCCGCCAACACTGCGTCATACGCCTTGCCGGCCTCCACGGATAGTCGCAGACTCTCCTGCATCCGCGACTCGTCGTCTGCCACTCGCTGCTGGGCGAGGGCAAGCAGTTCATTGTCATGCGCGACGACCATCCGCATCGCCGCCAGCAAGCGCGTCAGAAGCGCCGGGTTCACTGCGACCGTGACGAGCGTCGTCGCGGGCACTGGCGTCGGCGTGGGTGGTAGGGGAGGGGTCGTCACTTCGCCTTCCGGCACGAAGCGCACGTCCTCCCCACCACGCCAACCTTCCGGCGGAATCCACGACGCCACGAAATCCAGCCTGTTGCGAGGGTCGTTCACGTTGTAGAGTTTTCCGTCCGTATGGAGCGCCAGCCACTCCGGGAGGTCGGGGTCAAAGGTGCCATAGCCAGGAACGTAGGTCGACATGATGTTAGTCACCTCGGAATACGAGGCCCTCCTTTCCAAACTGCGCGTGTCTCTCGCGGGCGCGTTCGCCGTGTGCCTTCACGTCGCGCGAATTCATTTCGTAGACCACGCGGCGGACGGTCTCGCGCCGCCTGGGGTCGTCGGCTTGTCCAGTGACGAGCTTCTCGCGCTTCGCTTGATTTTTGGCCCACGTCTCCTTCCAATCCGCCGAAAGCGTCAGGTTATTCTCGCGCATGTAGCGCTTCCACTTGCTGCGCGAGGTGAGGTCCGTCCCGTCTCCCGCCCGCATGTTGTCAAAGCCGGCGTCAGTCTGGAGGTGGACCCGGGCCTCCGGGGGGGCCTTGTGAAATTCTACGAGCCCGACTCCAGGGCGCCATACGTACCGTGCCATTTAGACCTTCTTCCCCTTGGAAGGCCGCTTGGGCTGCATCGCAGCCTTGCGCCGGGCGAACTGCTCCTGCACCCGCCCGCGAGCCTCGGTGAACTGCAATGACTCTGAGTTTTTAGCCTGCACGTGAGCAAGTTCTCCTGCCCGCTCCCGCTGCTTGATTTGCGCGTTCATTTCCGCCTCACGGATGTTCTGCTCGGCCTGGATTTGCTGCTTCTGCTGCTCCCCCTGGACCTGCGCCTGAATCTTCATCAGGTCGGCCTGGAGCTTCGCTTGCGTCTTCGCCATGTCGGCCTGCCCCTTGGCAAACTCCTTCATTGCCTCAGGGTCAGGGCCCTGCTGCCCGCCACCCTGCGCGAGGGCGTCCTTGGCCTGCTTAAGAGCCTTGTCCCACACCCCTTCGATACTAGCCGAGCCACGGAAGCCGGCCAGGGTCCACTTGAGGGTTTCGAGCAGGGCCGGCGCGAGAGGCGGGAAGACCTGTATCACAGGAGCCGCGTCGCGCAGCACACTCGCCAGCGCCATGAGGAATTCTGCCCGCTCTGCCTTCATGGAGGCGAAGTCGGTCATTGCGATGGCTTCGGGCTTGATTTCGACGCGGTAGTTTGGGAATTCCGCCTTGAGCATCCGCACCGCCGCGAGCGCCTCGGGTGCGTCGGGCGTGAAGAGCACGTTCGACCGCTTGAGAAGCTCTGCCTCATCAAAATTCTTCACCATGATTTCGGCGCGGATGGCAGCAAGCTCCGAAGTAAAACGAGCAAACTCGTCTTGCTTCGCCTGGACGCGGATGCTGCCGTATTTCACCTGGGCGCGCACCGACGTGGCGGTCTCGGGCCCGCCCGGCGCAGAGTTTTCCGAGCCACGCGAAAGGTCCGACTGCCCCGTCAACTCATAGAGAAGTTGCTGCTTCTCCTGTAGCTTCTGAGTCAGCTTGTCGAGCGCCGACACGACTTGGTCGAGCGGGAGCCAGGAAATTACGGCCTCCAGGCCCGCCTTGCCCTCAACCTTGTCCGCCCACCCGTCCACCGGAATCATAATGTTCCGACCCGGCGTATCCTCCAGAAGACGGTGCAGTTCACCCGCATTGCGGTCGTACACACCCGCGACCCGCAGGGCTTGCTCCAAAATGACGATGCGCGTCGCGAGGATGTTTATGTCGCGGTACAAGTCCTGCACCATGGCATAGTCCGGGCGTGGCATGAGCGCGCTCGTGGTGAGGTTGGAGAACAGGGGGCGTGGGTGTGGCCAGAACCCCTTGAGCTTGAGAAAATCGTCCTTCACGTCGAGCACCTTGTAGAACCCGCGCACGTACCAAAACACCTTGCGGTGCTCCTTCGACCAGATTTCCCACACCTCCGTACGGGTCCACGGGTCTGCGATATATTCGCTGCCCGTCTTGCCGGACGTTTTCTGCCTCTCCTCTGCGTCGAAAGTGGCGGCCTCCTTGCCGGTCTCTCCGAAACGCTCCTCCATCGACTCGCTGGTCATTTCGACCATCTTCGCGCTCCAGCGCATGTCCTCGAAGGTCCGGCACGGGCTCCAGCGCTGGTGCTTCCAGTAGAAATACTCGACCGGAGCATCTTCGTGGACCTTCATCCTGGCCGCGGGCGCGGCCTCCTTACCGTTCCGCTTGATAGCCGGCTTGTCCTTGAATTCCGCGTCGTAACGCACCCAGGCGTTGCCGAAGCCCACAATGAGGAAGTCTAGGAGGGCGTTGCGCAGGGCGGCCTGAAACCCGTCCGTTCCGGTTTCGATGTCCGTGTCGAGAATGCGCTCCAGAATGAGCGGTCCCGCGATGCGGCCTTCATCGTCATCGGAGTCCCCGTAACGCCGCGTGACATCCACTTCGGGCAGCCGGCCAAACATCATGTCTCGCTGAGTGGCGACGTTCGCCCAGAAGAAGTTGAGGTGGGTGGCGTCCGAAGCATTGACGCCGCTCGGGTCTTCCGGCGCCCCCTTGCGCTGGTCGAGATACGCCTGGAGAATAATCTCTGCGCCGGTGTGCCAATCCCGCACGGCGTCGTCTGCGGCGTTTAGCTCCAGGGCCCAGAGCTTCGCCCACCCCTCGGGAGTGTGCTCAAATTGACTCTTCTGGAGGCCGGTGTCAGCAGTTTTACTCATGGCTCATTCCACGCTCCTCCAGCATCCGCTTGACCTCGGCGGCGTAGCGGAGGGCTGCATCACACAAGGCACCGAGAGCTTCGTTCGTCAGGTCCCAGCGATTTACATCGTGAGCCGCGGTGACGAGTGTGAAGATGGCCGTCGCGACCCCACTGTCTGCAAGGTGGGCTCGAATTATCTGGTCCCGCACCGGGCCCACGCTTCCTCCACCCACCGCCGCAGAAGGAGAACGTTGCGCGTCAGCGCGGCGGCGTTCGGTGTGTCGAGACAAACCGTCAGCCCGTTCGGACACGGAGAGGCCAGGACCGGGCGCATCACGGGGGGAGGTTCTATCAGACATTCGGGCTCCGGTGGCTTGGGGTTAGGGGGCCGATGGAAACAACTGGCCGAAAAGGTCACGAATAGCAGCAGGGTCATCAGACGCATAAATCGTCTCCTCCAATTGGATGAGGCGGCTCTTGAGGTTACCAATGACTGCCTCGTAACGAGCGGCGCGGTCATGCCCGTCCGCAAAAAGCTGATTGTACTGCTGGAGGTTAAATTCTGCCTCCTTTTTCCATCTGCGAGCCTGCGCCCGCTGCCAAAGGGCGTAGAACACTGACGCCGCAGAAACCGCCCCCATCAAAATCCATGTCATCATACGCGGTACTTCCTTGGCCGGTTGAGGTCGTGAAGCCGGAGAAGCTCGTCCATGGTAACTGCCACGCGCGGAACCCGCGGAACGCTGATGATGCTCTTTTTCTTAGGGCGAATGTAGCCCGCCGCGCGCAGCGAGACCGCGAGGTAGCGAAAAGCATCAGCCGAGTGAGACGACCAATCGTGCTCCGGGTGCTTGCCGAAAGCTCGGGTGTCCTCGTCCCAGGTCCGGTGGTAGCTGCGAAGCGCCTCTATTCCTTCGTACGTGTTGCAGTTGGGGTGGATGCGCGTGTGGTCCTGCTGTAGGACCCAACGCGCGGCCTCGATGCCGTCCTGAATGCTCACCTCGGGAGTTATCTTCACCATCCCCAGGCCCTTATCGTCGCCCCAGCGGCGCTTGGCCCACGTGACGGTTTGCTCTACGGTCGAAATCCCCGTCTGGAGGCTTCGAGCACGAGCATCGTGGGGCAGGTAGTGGGCGACGTATTTGTATTTGAGCCGGTCCTCCCACTCTTCGAGCTTGTTGAAGTAATGCGACAGAGGCTTACTGCTGGCTTCGTAGTGATTGATGATGTCCACGCCCCGGTCATGGATACGAGCCGCCCAAATAGCGAACGAATCGCTGATGCCCAGGTCCCAAAAAGTGAAGATGCCGTCGTGCTCATGCTCGAAAGGCTCCATGGCGCCCCGCAACTCCAGGCGCTCGATAAGGTCACCGTAGTAGCTACCCACGTTTGCAGCGGAGAAGTCGCAGAGGTACTCCTGCCGCACAAGCTCCTCGGGCATTCCGTCTGCCCGCTCCTCCGCTAGGATGGCTTCGACTTCCTCCCTGGAGAATATCCCGAGGGTGAAGAGGTCGTGGTAGCTCGTGAACCACACGCCCGGCCGCGAGCGCGCCTTGTTGAAGAGCTTGTAGGCGTGATTGTGCCCGCGGGGTGTGAAGAGGAAGGTCGCCCAGCCCTGGTTCTCTCGGAGAATCGGGCGGACGAGGGGCCAGCAGGAGGGCTTGGCGAGGGAGAACTCTGAAAAAGTGATGCCACGAGGCCCCGAGCCCACAAGCCGGTCAATAGAGTCAGAGCCGACGAAGCGCACAATGCTGCCGTTCCGAAGCTCAACGACCATTTCAGCACGCGGCGAAAACTCATCGGGCTTTCTCCGAATCTCCCGCGGGAAGACGTTATCCATGAGGCGCTGGCCGGTGGTATTGACGAAGGCTTCCCAGCACGCCTTGCGCGCCTGCTCGTACACGGGGAGGCAGTGCCAGTACATTCCAAGTTCCTCGTGAGCCATGACGAGGGTCCCGTGGAGTGCGGTCAAGTCCTTGCCGGAGCGGCGAGGCCACACCGCGAGGCCGCGGAAAGGCTTGGACTTGGAGTGACTTTGCATGTGCATCAGGAATTCCGCCTGATAATCACGCGCAGCGAACGGGTCAGGTCGACCCTTAGCTGCCACCACCTTGTACGGAAACTTACTCACGCGCCTTGTCCTCCCCCGGCCCACCCGCCTCGTAATAAGTGGACTGCACCACGTCGCCGCCCACGTTGCCTTCGTACTCGAAGCCGAGGCGCCGCTTGCGCACATGCTCCAGGCGCCCGACCCGAGTCTGGAGGTCTTTCACCATCGCTTCTAGGAGCTTGACAGTCATTCGGCTCATGGCATTATCCGAGGCTCAACTGGAAATCGACCTTGGCATTATCCGTTCTCACGTTGAGGGACGGGCCCATGAGGAAGTCCACCGAGGTCTGAGGGATGGTTCCCGACCACACCTGGGCACCGTTGAGCTTGACGACGAGTTGATTGCCCGTGATGAGGTAGCTGAATTTATACTGCTGGCCCTGCTGAATGGCTCCGAGGGCCGAGCTACCGATGAAGGTGTAGCCCTTGTTCCAGATGCCGTCCGCAGGCGGCTGCCACCACGAGTTGCCGTAGTCCTCAGGATTGTACTTTTGCTGAATGACGATGTACGGGTTCGGGCTCCCGTTGAAGCCCGTGAACCAGAGCCCGATGTCGAGGTTGTTCATATCGTTGGGGCCGATGCGAATCGTCACGTCTTCGGTCCCAAGGCCGGAGTTAATCGGGGTGAGCCCGTTCCAAATGAACTTTAGCAGGCCCTTTAGATTCCAGTTGGCGATGTAGGCGCGGAACGTCTCCGTGTTGGTGCGGTACCAGCCGCCCCCGAGGTCGATAATGGTCGAGGGGCCTCGGTCAGACTGGAACCCGAATTGCACGATACCTTCGAGGAGCGGGACCTCGCGCACGTCCACCACGAAGGCGTACACCGGCCCAGAGGCATTTCCCCAATCAGTGCTGAAAAACACCCGCAGCCCTTCGGGAGACGGGACAGCCATCGGAAGGTGGTCGTACGCCATCACGCCACTCCCGGGCACGAAGCCCCGGTGGTGGCAGATGCGCCGCACCCGCCCGCTGCCAGAAGCTATCTCGCCGGCCACAAGCTCGCCGTCGTACACGCCGGTCATGTCGTCAGGGAAGCCGTAGCACCAACCCTTCTCCTGATTGTTGCGGGCGCTCGTGTGGTACTGATTGGTTCCGGGCCACGGCAAGCCGGCGCGCACGAGGTCGGGAATTCGCACGTACTCAGCCTGCCCCCAGCAAATCGCGGCTTGGTCGAGGCCCGTCGTCCACCCGAAATCGAAGTGGCCCATGCCTGTCCACGACCCGACGATAGACCCGTTGAGGGTGAGGAGGCGCTGGAGCGAGGAGCCCTGGCTGATGATGATGTAGTCACCGTGCGGCGACATCGTGCCCCAATCGAGGCCCGAGAAGTTGTACGGGGACTGCGTGGGGAAAATGTCTGGGAAGCGCACTCCGGTTTGGATGTTCACCGCGAAGACCACCGGGATGCCGTTCTTGGTGCCGCACACGCACACGATGTTTCCGTCGTTGGACGGGTTGCCCTCCCCGAAGAAGGTGCAGTTGCTATACCCGGCGCCCGGGTTGAAAAGGGTCGTGTGGATGTTATTGTCAGGGTCGAAGCGGCCCACGGTGCCGTCGTAGTGAATCCAAATCATGTAGCGGGAGTCCGTGGGGTGCCAGCGGTACTGCCCCTTCACCCACGGGCGCGCGTACAGAGGCACGTAGGTGCTGCCGTCCATGTAGAGGAAGGACGAGGAAGACCCGATTAGCACGCCGCGGAACATGAAAAGGCGCGAGCTATCGGCGTTCCAGGCCGCCGTCTTGGGGTAGTCGGGGCCGCATTGGTCGCGCCACGTAGCGCCGGTGCTCCCGACAGCCTGACCCGACGTTCCCGAGACGCGAATCAGGCGCGTGCCGAAGACCGGGTCGATGACGGACGTGTTGAGCGGGGCTCCGATGTTGTACGAGGGCAGGGACAGGGCCGGAGGGGGATAGCGGTTGAGGGTGTCCGAGAAGAGGTCGTAGTCTCCGATGGTCAGGCCACCGCCCGCGCCTGTCACACTCAGGCTAGCGCTGGAGCTAATGAAGATGCCCGGCGCCCCGGCAATTTGCTGGACAGACGCGATGGAGGGCGCTCCGGTCAGGCTGAGACGAACCTCTACGTTTCCGCTCTGCTCTTGGAACGGGTGGATGACAGTCAAGCTGCCGCTAGGCGACAGGCGAAGCGTAGCCACACCTGTCTTCGGCACCGGCCGGTTAAGCTGCCTGATGCCCAACGAAATGAGTCCCCACCACCTTCGCATATTGGACCCCAGAACTCCCCAAATGTAGTCGGGCTGTGTCGTGCCGAGAAGCGGATTGCCGCTGCACGTAAATTTGATGTCTGTCTGTCCGCCGGCGAGGGGAATCGAGTCTCCGAACTGCCCCGACGGTGAAAAATCAATGCTGGGCGAGCCTGAGAGGGCTTGAAGCAGGGACAGAGGTCCGAACGGAGTGAATTGAACTTGCGGAGAGCCGGTGATGGCTTGCAAGAAAGAAGGTGCCCCCTGCGGGTTGAACGTAGCCGAAGGGGAGCCGCTGATAGGGATGATGGAGTCAGCCACCTTGAAGGTGGTCACCACCATATCGGCAGCGGCACTGTTTCCCCACGTCATGCCCGCTGTCTGCGCGCCGCTAGGGGCGTTCACCCGGTCTTCCGACTGCATCGGGGAGCCGGCGAGAGCGCGCAGCGTGTAGTTGGTGCCGGCGGTGAACGTGCCTTGCCCGCCCACGGTATGCACGCCGACCACCACGTCGTCCCCGCTCGCCGCAGGCGAGAAGCTACTGGACGTGATGGAGGTGCCGGAAGCCACCGTGGCGTCTGCCGTCACTCCGAGAGGGGCGGTCGTGTGTCGGCCGCTATACTGATGGACAATCATGCGCGCACTGCTAGGGGCCGAGTCTAGCGTCGCTGTCACGATGTTGCTGGCGTGCCCGGTGATATTCTTCGCGTACCACAACTCCAGGGACCCCTGGAACTTCTTTTCGTGTGCCTTGACGTACGTGTTACCCGCAGTGTCGGTGACGCTGGTCACGGTCTTGGAAACGTCGTAGGTTCCGACCAGCACGGCAATCAAGTTGCCTGCGGTAGCGTTGAAGCTGCCGCAAGCAACCTGATTGCTGGAAATGGTTTCCCCGGTCTGCGAGTTGACGAACGCCATCTACGTTAGTCCGCGCCGACGACGAGGGCTCCCGCGGAGAAGCGCACGGTGTTACCCGAGGCCACCACGACATCCGCCGAGTCGAACCACATGAGCAGGTTGCCGACGGTCGCGGCATCGAAGATGCCCCAGCCCGTCACCGTGCCCGACCATGTCACCGCGGCCCACTCGATAGCGTTGACGTTGCTGATGCTCCGAGGCGTACCGGCCGGCGCATTCCACTGCGCGTCCGCCTGCGTTACGGCAACGCGCGCGTAGTTGCCCGTCGAGACCTCGGTGCCGCCGCCCGCATCGGTCGGGTTCGCCGTGAACAGCCCGATGTAAATCGCCGCCGGCTTGTACGCAGCCGCCGTGCGAAACAGGCTGTTGAGAAGCTGCCCTTCCAAGAAGTTTGTTGCTCCAGCCATTTTCTACTCCTAGTTGAGTCGAGTTACCTGCGCCGGTAGGCGCTTCGCCCAGATTCGCGCTTCCACCGTGGTTCGGCCCATCCGAACCGGGTGCGCCGAGGCGAAGACGGCGCGGCCGGAAGCTGAGGATGACCGGACAAGGTGAACACCACGTTCGCCGTGCCGGCAAGAAATTGGTCCTGCATGAGACTGCCGCTCGGTGCGAAGGCCACCGCCGGAGTGCCCAGAATAAATAGGTCCTGCACGAGGCCGCCGGTCGGCGTCCACGTCACTGCGACACTGCCGTCGAGGAACTTGATGACCTCAAGTTCCGCTGCCGGCCCGAAGGTCACCGTGGGCGACCCACTGATTTCCTCAGCCCCACCCTCGATGCTGAGGGTGCCGCTCGGCGCGAAGGCGACCACAGCCGTGCCCGTGAGAGCCACGTCCTGCTCAAGCGCACCGCTCGGCGCGAAGGCCACCGTGGTCGTGCCGGCTATCGGGGCCTCAGTCTCCGGCACGCCGCTGGGGGCGAAGGCCACCACAGCCGTGCCCACGAGGGCCACGTCCTGCTCAAGGGCGCCGCTTGGAGCCCAGGTGACCACCACCGTATCCCCGAGGAACTTCGTGACGACCATTTCCCCGGTTAGACTGAACGTCATCTGAGGCGAACCGCTGATGGCGAGCGCGCCCGCCTCGGCCGTAGGGGCACCGCTCAGGGTGAATACCGTCTGCGGAGAGCCCTCAAGCTCCAGAACGGTGATTCCTAGCAGTGCAAACGCCAAGCCCGCGATGCCGACACCGGTGCCACCGCTCGTGAATGTGATGGTGACGCTCTCATCATCGTCTACCGGACCAAAGTCCGCGCAGTACGAGAAACCGTCGATGCCCGTAGGGCTGTCCGTCGCAACACGCTGCGTGTAGGCATCCGCGTGGTCTTCCGTTACCCCGGTGGCGACGTTGTCCGCGTGGTGCGCCGCGATGACCGACAGGCGCCGCGCAGCGGTCGCACCGCGAGTGACCGCAATGGCGTTCGTTGCGGCTGCCCCGTTATTATTCGCCCCCTCAAAAGGCGTGCCGCTGGTGGCGCAGTCCTGATACGAGTTGCTCCAGGCGGCGTGATGGCACGCGGTCGCGCCCGTGGGCGTAAAGGTGACGGTGAGCGCTGTCTCCGCGCCGCTAGTAGCCCGCTTCCAGTAAGCGCTGATGCGCGAGCGCACCGTGCCGGTCGTGATGACGCCGCTCGTCAGGAGCGCCCACGTCCCGTCGCTGATGGAGTGCGTCGGGGTGACGCTGGCATTCGCGCTCGACGCCGCGAACACGACGAGAATGTCGTCCGTCAAGTGCGTCGGGTGCGCCGGTGCTAGGGTCGCCGCTGTGCCGGTGCTCGGTGTTCCAGCATTGCGGAGGGTCGGCGTGGTGTTGCCTGACGGCGCGAGCGCACCCACTATCATGTCGGCGGCAGCGCTGGTTGCCCACGTCATGCCCGCCGTCTGTGCGCCGCTCGGGGCGTTCTCCCGGTCTTCCGAACGCATCGGAGAGCCCGCAGACGCCCGCAGCGTGTAGTTCGTACCCGCGGTGAACGTGCCCTGGCCGCCCACGGTATGCACACCAGCTATCACGTCGTCGCCGGCCGCCGCTGGGGCGAAGCTCCCCGAGGTAATGGTGGTCCCCGAGGCCACCGTAGCATCCGCCACCGGGCCCAAAGGCAGTGTCGTGTGCCGGTTGTCGTATTGGTGGACGATGACGCGCGCGCTGCTCTGGCTGCCCGTGAAGGTTACCGTCACGACATTCGTAGCGTGCCCGGCGATGTTCTTCGCGTACCACAACTCCAGGGACGCCTGGGTCTTCTTCTCGTGCGCCTTGACGTACGTGTTACCCGCAGTGTCGGTGATGCCGCTCACCACGGCAGCGGCATTGTACGTACCGGCCATTACAGCAATCAGGTTGCCAGCGGTGGCGACGAAGCTACCGCTGGCAACTTGGTTGCTGGAGGTGCTCTCCCCCGATTGTGAGTTTATGAAGGCCACGCCTTACAGCTTCCTCCCGCTGAACTCCGTGATTTCGTACTTCACCGTGAGGCCACCGAGGCTCACCAACACCCCGCTCGCGACATGCGCCAGCCGGTTGTACGGGTGCGCTACGACCCAGCCCGGCACCGCGAAACGCTGGAGCCCAATCGCTCCGGCAGGCACGTCGAAGTCGAGGTCCGGCGCCCGATACCAATCACTCCCGATGCGTACGTACGCCTTGAAGGCATCCGTCACCGCCCCCGTGAAGGTCTGCCCGGCGTCGGCCGACACTCCTATGTGGAAGCCGCCCACCGAGTCGAGGTTGACGCCATCCTCGCCGGTGGGCGCACTTTCCGTGGTCGCCTGCACGCTCGTGGTCGAGCGCTGGTCTGTTCGCGTCCATGTCGCCATTTAGACCGTCCGATTACCTCTGTGGGGTCGCCGGGGCTCATGCGGTGGACGCAGTGGGAGGGCCTCAAGGCTTCGTAGCACCTCGGGCCGCTCGATGACGCGTTTCGACCAAGCCTTCACCTCTTGCCGCCAGCGCCACATTTTGTAGTGGAGTAGGAGCCAGAGGTCAGCTTTGACGACCGGGTGTTTCATTAGGCCACCCGCACCAAGACGAACGAAGCCACCGGGTCGCCATACTCGCTCACCGGCGTCTTTTTGGGGACCAACTCCCCGCTCGACTCGTGAAGCTCGAAGTCCGCGCCGAACTCAGCGTCCTCTCCGAAGTAATAGTCGAGGGCGCGCCCCTTGAGTGAGTGCGCCGGGCTCTTCGCCATCACGGAGAAGCTCGCGGGGCTGGGATGAAGCGCATCCGCACCATCGTAGCTCACCGTCGCGGTAATCTTCTTGTGCTCGGCCTCGCGCGCGGCCTTGCGCTCTTCCTTTTCCTTCGCCTTCGCAGCCGCCGCGTCCTTCCGGCGGTTCTCGCGGTCTACCTTGGCCTGGGCGCGCTCAGCGGCTCGCTCGCCATCGCGCTCTGCCTTCTTTCCTGCCTTGTCCGGCTTCGCCATCATCTGCTCCACGGGGGTGCTACGGGTTTACCACCGCACGCCGCTCATCTTGGACGTGCAGCCGCACCGCTGGTCGGCGTACTTCATCTTTCGGCCGCAGTGCTCGCAGGCGTGGGGTCTTTCCCGGCGTTCGCTGACGCTGTAGGCTTCGTCAGTCGCCTCGGTGTCGCCCCGCACCGCATCTTCGATATCCTCTGAGTCTTCGTGATGGTAGGCCACGTTACCTGCTCCGCTCATATCGCCTCCGCAGCGCGTCCGCGCGTGCCTTCCTTTTGGCGTTCTCTCCCCGGTACACGGGAAGCTGGGGGTCGGGTAGCTCGGCCTCCTTCTTCTTTCCGAGGTTGCTGTCAGTGGGGTATTCGCGCGCCCAGCGACGGGCGATGTCAGGGTGTTGGGACCACATATACCGCCTCTGTTTTTCGCTCTTGAAGGGCATCAGGCAATCCCGGTCGCGTTGGCGAGCACGTTCAGAGCGGCGGCGCGCAGAGCCGTGTTGCGATGGTTGACGGCCCACATGAAGGCCGCGAAGGTGCTTTCGAGATACCGATTGTCGATGGGGAGGGCTACGTCCGCCAGCGCCTCGAAGGCCCCGCGCCACGTTTCATTCGCCGGCAGGGCGCTCGCGGCGCTCGACAACTCCGTGCGAAAGGTCGTGAGGGTCCCTCCGGGCACCGAGACGGGCGCTGTGTAGTCGTACAGTGGCATTCACTCCCCGTGAATGTTACTCTAGAATTTCCATAGTATATTTTCTGGAAATTCTAGGTTGAGGGTGGGAGGGTACGGGTGATGACCTCCGGCCCCGACCATGGGACCCAAAGTCGGGGTCGCATTTACTCTCCGTCCGCGTCCCCCTCTTCACTGCTAGTGTACCCGTGTCCACGTAGGTGTGCCGCCGCGGACGCAACCTCACTCTCGTGTGGTGACTGTGAGTCACCACCACGGTGCCTCACCTCAATGACCATTGGTTTATCCTCTGTCCCGGGCTCGGGGGCACGTGCGGGCGGGGCGAGGTGCTTCAAGACTGCTACGTAGGTAGAGAGGTACTGTTCAGGCTTGTCCTTGAGTGTAGCTCGGAGCGCCTGTAGGAGGCGCTTCGGCACGACGCCACCCCCAACAGTTTCCATGAGTGAAGCAAGGCGCTCAAGCCTGTCCTTGCCAATCATGGTGGACTTATTGAGCGTCCCCTTCTTGCGCCCGCCCTGTTTAATGCCTTTTGCACTCATTAGCGCTGAGTCCTAGTTACTGTGAGTTACCTTGCGGCGCGGCGACGCAAGGCGCCGACGCGCGGCACCTCAGGAAGAGACCCGAGGGACGAGCTTGCACCCGGACCCACGGGAGTAGGACGCGCCACCATGACCGGAGGCATACCGGGAGCGCCGGGCATCGGCCCTCCGAGCCCCGGAGGCATTCCGCCGGGCATCCCCGGAGGCATTCCGCCCGGTCCGCCCTGAGGCATAGGCCCTCCGAGGCCGGGAGGCATCGCGCCTAGACCGGGAGGCATCGGCGGACGCTGAGACCCGCCGGGCATCATTCCAGGCATCATTCCACCCGGTCCGCCCGGAGGCATCCCGGGCATCCCTCCGGGCATCGCGCCCGGAGGCATTCCCGCCATAGGCGGACGCATGGCCATCCCCGGGGGCATCATTCCAGGCATCATTCCAGGCTGAGCAGGCAAAGCCGCTCCAGCGCCCGCGCCCGGGGGCCCGTAGGGCATCATTTGACCATTAGGAAGCATCGGCATTTTTAGGCACTCCTCTTGGAGCCGAGGCGGCGAGACAGTGCAGCCGCCATGTGACTAGCTGTGAATTGGGTACTAGAAGGCTTCGAGGTCTTTCCGCGCACGGGGATGTGCGGCTCCTTCGAGAGGCCCTTTCCGAAGATGGAAGGCACTGTAGGTTCGGGTTCGTGCTTTCCCGTTCCGATGTTGGCCCGAACGGGCCGATATAGCTTGGATGGCATGATGTCAATACTACACCCTACAGGGCCGAATTTCAAGCGCGCACCCTTGCCTCCTTAGTACGCTCCAGGCAGATATACGCACGCCTCCTCCCTTGCCTACGCGCGCGCGCGCGTACCCAGGAAGAGATTGATTTCTTGACTTCTTCTAGTGATTTCATACACGTCAACCAAGGCGTCACTTGACGCCTTGTGACGCCTTGAATTCTTCAAGCTGGGCTTGCAAGGCGTCAAGGCGCCACTTTCCCCAGGCACCCCCTCCTTGACGCCTTGACGCCTTGCCTACACCCAAAAGGGACGCCTCGCCCCCTTGCCTTCCCTCCCGCGGATGAGGATAATCCAGTCGAGAGGAGCACACGCCATGACTCGAAGGCAGGCAAGGTGGCTAGCACTAGTCGCGGATTTTCAGGGCGGGCTCACCTATGACGTTCGCACACACCGGACGCCGCGCGATGGATACGCGGTAGCTGCATTCCCCGGGCGCGAGCGCAAGGTAAAGCACCTCACGGCAGGCGTGCTCCTTCGCTACATCCGAGACAATGCCGACGCTCTCTATGCGTGCGGCGCGCACCTCGGAGCTTGGCGGGACAACGGGACGTGGTATCTGGACGTTTCCTTGGTCGAGCCGGAGCGCGAAATTGCCCTGACGCTCGCCCGGGTGAATGCCCAGCTTGCCATCTACGACCTCGCGACGCGCGAATCGCTCATGCTCTGAGGGAACACGTCATGACCCGCAAAGATTACGAAGCGCTTGCGAAAACGTTTTTGCACCTCCCCGCGTGGATTTTCGCGTCCCCCGAGGCATACCGGCGCCTCGTGTCAGAGGTAGCAGATACGCTCGCAGAAGACAGTCGCCATTTCGACCGGGTGCGGTTTTTCAGGGCGTGTGGGCTACCGTCATGACGCGACGCAAGCTCTCGCCTTACAGTGACATCCCCGCCATGACGCGCCGCCTCGTGGCGCTCCATGCTCGCATCCGTCCAAGCGAGCTAGCGGCCGGTATCGCGTGGTATGACCGGGCGCGCGTGGCGGCGCACGCCATGGCGATAGACGGGGACGTGGAGCGCGCCGCCTCAGTAATCGCGCACCTCTCTCCCCGCGCCCGTTGGGCCACGAACATTTCTTGGGCCGCCTCAGTCCTACAGGCTGCCTCGGAGGGCCGTCCCTGCCCGAACGCGTCGACCCTCGGTCAGCGGGGGAAGGCTTGGGCCGTGGCCTGCGGGCAGGCGAGCCCTCGCGCGTCTCACGGTCCGAAGACAGGGGCCTTCCTGGCGAACATCCTCGGAGAGCTTGACCGGGTGTGTGTCGACGGTTGGGCCGCTCGCGCCGCCCTCGGTCGGGCGCCCGGGCGCTCGGGCCTCGACAAGCGCTCCTATGCCAAGGTCGAGGAAGCCTACGTGCGCGCCGCCCGTGCGCTCGGCATGGCCCCTCGCGATTTCCAGGCTGCCGTCTGGGTACACGTCCGCGGGAGCGCGGACTAGGAGGAAGCAATGACACTGACAGTCTACAGGCTCGATGGCGAAGAAATCCCCACCGGGGAGTGTGAAGTCAACGGGTGCGGCGAGCCCACCTACATGTGGGGGTGCCTCCTCCTAGACGGATACGTGGACGCCTGCGAGGGGCACGCCGTGACGGCCGTCCTCGAAGCCCTCGATGCGCGGGATGTCATTCCGTGCAAGCGCTGCCACGAACGGAGCGCCCTTCGCTCAGGCTATTGCACCGTCTGTGAAGACGGGATGCGCGAGGATGCCGAGGAAGCGCGTGCCGAAGACCTACGCGAGCGGGAGCGGGCCCTATGACGTGGGGGACTCTCGTCCGGTGGGCGTTTCACTGTCTGTTCATCTGCCGCGCCTGGACTCGCGGATGCCGGAGGTGCGAGCACTGCCCGGCCCTGCGCGCCGGGTGCTCGCCATAGGAAAGCTCTCGCCTCACGGGGGAAACGATGACGTGCCCCGACTGCGGACTGCCGTTGATGCCCGGCCGGTGGGAGACCGTGCGCGTGCTCTCGCCTCGCGACTCTACCCTCGTGGGTTGGACGGCACGCTGGGAAGTGTCCACGCGGGACCTCCTGTGTCCACGAGGCCACGGACCGTTTGCCAGCGCTCGCCCGAGGGTGTATGATAGAAGCTCATGCCGGACGGCACGCCGGCAGGGCGCGTCCCCCGCCTCAAAGTGGCCCCTAGTGGGTCCGTGGCCCGGGGGACGCAGCCCACCTAACCGTCCGACGTTGAAATGAGGAATATTGCGTGCCGATTCGTAAGCTGTCACCCGAGGAGTGGGGTATCGCGGTCCCGAGAGAGCTTCGGGTATCGCCTCATTGGGTAGGGCACCGCAAGAAGCTCCCCGTCCACCCCGTCACCCTCCGTAGAGGGCGCGTGAATGAGCCCTCGACGTGGGGCTCGTTCGTGGAGGTCGTCGGGTATCTGCGAGAGAACGCCGCGGACCCTGACGTGGGGGCGGGCTACGTCTTCACCGAAGAAGATGGCATGACGGCCATCGACTTCGACCACGTGATTGTGGCGAAGCTTGACGAGCGCACCGGCCTAGTCAACCTTGTCTGGGAGCCCGGCTCCGAGCCTGTGCAGGCCCTCCTCCGTCAGAGTCCTCTGCATAAGAATGGATATGCCGAGGTGAGCCCGAGTGGCACGGGCATCCACATATTCATTCGAGGCCGGCTCCCCGAAGGCGTGAATCATACGCGAGTCCTCGACAAGCTTCGAGGCATGAAGGTGGAGGCGTGGGACTGCCGGCGCTACGTGACCGTAACGGGCGTGCGCATCCCTGGTGAGTCAGGGGCCATCGTGGAAAACCCGCCCCTCCTCGCCTCACTCGCGGACTTCCTCGGGATGCACGATACTGGCGGTGAAAATGCCGCTGCCGAGCCCGAGAGGCGTGAGGAGATAGCTCAGGCCCTCAAGCACCTTGACCCCGACGTGGAATATGACAAGTGGATTCGCATCGGGATGGCCCTGCGCGCCGGCCTCGGGCCGGCCGGGCGTGAACTGTGGGTGGAATGGAGCAAGAAGGGCTCGAAGTACGTGCCAGGCGAGCCTGAGGTGAAGTGGGCGAGCTTCGCGGGCTCGGGCGTCGGACTCGGCACGCTAATCAGGCTCGCGCAGGAGGCGGGCTACAAGCCCCCTCGCCCCACGGCCCAGGAAGTATTCGCGGATGATATTGAGAAGAAGCCCGCCCCCGAACCCTCAGACCTGCGCATCGTTCTCGCGAGTGAACTCACCATGACGAATCCCGACTGGCTTTGGTATCCTCGTATCACGGTGGGTGAGCTAGGCTTGCTGGTGGGTGACCCGGGCATCGGCAAGTCCCTCGTAATAGCGGACGTGGCTGCGCGCCTCTCGCGCGGGCTCCTGCTGCCTGGAGCGAAGAAAGCCCGACCGCCCTCGCGCGTCCTCTACCTGAATGCCGAGGACCACGCCACCTCGAAGACTCTGCCCCGCCTCATCGCGGCCGGTGCGGACCTCCGGCTCATTCACGTCCTCGACGTGGGCTCGCGCAACATCCGCCTGCCCTCGGACGTGGCCGCCCTGCGTGCCCTCATTCTCAAGTTTCCAGGCGTGGTCTTCGTGGTGCTCGACCCGCTCGCCTCGGTCCTCGACCCAGGGCTCGACTCGAATTCCATGACGGACGTGCGCCGGGCCACGGACCCCTTCGCCATCCTGGGGGCGGACCTACAGTTTTCACCCTTCGTGAATCACCACTTCGCCAAGAGCACCGAGCGCGCGGGCATCTATCGCGTGGCCGGGAGCGTCGGCATCGTCGGGGCGACGAGGCAAGTCCTCGCCATGAACCTCGACCCGGAGGAGGAAGAGGGGAGCCCGGTGCGCCTCCTCGGAATCATCAAGACGAATGCGAACAAGGCTGACACTCTCCGTCTCGCCATTCGGGAGAAGTCCATCCCGGGCTACGAAGACACTGTCGGTTACATCGAGTGGCTGGGCACCTCGGGCGTCGCGGGCTCTCGCCTCACGGATGGCCCGCAGCGCCCGTCCTCGAAGGTGAATGCTGCCGAGGCGTGGCTCGACCTCAGGATGGCGGGAGGCGACCCGACCCCGGCCCGCCTCGTGCTCGAAGAGGGGCACGCAGCGGGGCATTCTGAGAGCGCGCTCCAGCGGGCATCGGTCGCCCTCAAGGTCGAGAAGACCAAGACTCCGGGCGGCTGGATATGGCGCCGGCCATAGTCCCAGAAGGGTACAGAGCTTGACAACAAAATGCGGAAGGTAGATTATAGTGACCGAGGTGAAGGCAGTCCCCCGAGTAGAAGGAGCAAGACAATGAATTCCGAAAGCGTGCCCCCTCCCCTGCTTCCCGAGCGCATCGAATTGGACCCCACGACCATTGCGGTTCACGAGGCGTCGCACGTCGTCGCGGCCATCGCGTCGGGTATCCCCATCGACCGTGTCGTGATGACCCCCGATTACAAGGGAGGTGTCGGGGGTGTGACCTCTATCGTGCAGCCCTACCAGCACCACGCCGCCTATGCCAACGTGCTCGTGGCTGGGCGCGTCGGGACGGAGCTTTTCCACCGGCGTCCGTGCTCCGTCGAAGAGTGCGGAGCCCACGGGGACTACGTTCAGCTTTTCAAGTTCGCGATGCAGGTTTATCCTACCTCCGCGACGGCCGCCGAGGACGCGACGCGCGCCCTGCTCAAGAGTCACTGGCCGGCGGTAATCGCTGTCGCGGGAGCCCTCCTGTCCTCTCCGGTTTATCCGGCCGAGGCCCTCTTGCAGGGTCCGCGTGCAGCAGAGTGGGCTCCCTACTACGCCGACCACGCCGCGTGGCGTCTGGTCGAGGGCCGGCACGCGCTCAAGCTTTTCAAGGCGTGTGGGTACGAGTACCGGCCGGTTCCCCCGCCCCGGAGCCCTGGGCAGTATTACCAGATTATCGTGGACGACATTCACTGGCGGACATTCACTGGCCTGGGCGCCGAGAGGAGGCACCATGACGCGCGGTGAAGCAATCAAGGTGGTGTCCGAGTCCCTCGTGAACGTGATGGCTGGGCAGGCGGTATTCATCGAGGACCCGAGCCCGCTTTACGACGCCCTGGTGATGCTGACGGGCGAGGATGCGTTGGAATGGTCCCGGCGCCACGTTCGCGACGAGCGGGTGTGGTCCGAGCGGGGCTACCACGGCAAGGACGGATGGTCCGTCGCAATTCGATGAGGAGAATGTCATGCGCAAGAATCCCCGAAGGCACGCAGTGCGCCGGCCAGTGAAGATGCCCGAGCCCAATGACGCTCGGTACACGACGAACATGGAGCGCATCTTCTACGAGCCCCACTACGAGGCGAGGCACCTCCCGGTGCGGACGCTCTCGGTCGAGGGCGTGAGCCCGCGCGTCCTGGCGGAATTCGACGCCTGGACCCGAGAGGAGGAGTTTTGAAGGTAATTGACGAGCCGGGTGGGCAGGAGTATAATCTAACTCCCCTCACAGACGAGGAGAAGGAAGCACAGCTAGCTCGGCGCGAGCGGTTCACGAAAAAGGCAGACGCGGAGGACCCGGAACGTTTGAGGCGAGCGCGCAAGGTAATTCAGGCAGCACACGAAAAGGTGGTGGAACGTGGCCGGAAAGAAGGGTGGACACCGGAAGGGCCGGTGGGTGTACGGGCGCCGTCAGAAGAACAGCGGCAGCCCCCCAACCAAGCACAGGCGGAAGTCGTGGTGGGAGACCCCCGAGGACCGACTGAACAGGAGCTAGTGATGGCGACGGGAACGACGAAGGGCCGGGACGGTACGACGACTCACCGATGCACGACCTGCGGAAAGCGCTTCCCCGGTACGGGCAAGCGTGGCCGCCCGAACAAGCGCTGCCCCGAACACAGAAAGTGAAAGCCATGAGCACCGGAAACTACTGGCTGCGCGGGGGCGAGCGTCGCCTTCTGACCACGGAGGGCATCCCCTCTGAGGTTGGCGACGCGGGGGTGATAACCGAGGAGGACACGGGGATGCCCACCTCCTTCCGTCAGTGCTCACCCGAAGAAATGTACTGCCAGCACAAGCCGGCGTGCAAGGGAGGAAGAGTCTATGGCCGCGTGCGATAGGTGTGAGAAGGTGGGCGACCTCGCCTGCATCCAGTTTCTCGGTGAAAAGGACGAGCCGATTCTCGCGCTCGCCCTGCACAAGAACGGGACCGTGGACGTGCCTGATATGCGCGTGGAGGTGCTCACCAAGCTCCTCGGGTACGTGACACAGGTTTGGCTCGACACGTGCCTGACCCTCGTCGGGGTTCTCACGCAGCGTCGCGCGCCGAACCTGACGCACAAGGAATTCAATGAACTCATCGAGGCGGGCTTCCTCAAGCTTCGGTACTACAGCACCATGGAGGGGGCCCTTCGCGAGCGCGCCCGCTCCGAGGGTATCGTGCTGGAGGAGACCGTGCTCGGTGCCACGCAGGCGCCCGGGCGGGCGTAAGTGACGCGCGGTGAACAGAGGCGAATGATGACCATGGTCGTGACGGGCGAGGCGCTCCAGCAGGGTTGGCGCATCGCGTACATGCCTCTCCGTCACGTCATGCGTCCCTACGTTTACTCGTGGGACCGCGCCGCGAACCTCCAGCGTCGCGTCGGGGTGAGGAGGCGTCATAATGGCTGACGTACGAACGATGCAGCGGGCGTGGGCTCTGTTGCGCGAGGAAGGCATCGAGGGCGTGCTCGTGGGGACGGCAGCGCTCCAGCTTCACGGGTATGAGGTGGAGGCGCCGGACATCGACTTCCTCACGGACGGGCGCAAGCCATCCGTGGCACAATACGTCGAGGATTACACGGGCGGTTCTACGTACCACCTCGACAACGTGAAGGTGGACTACATCGCGGAGGATGCCTACTCCCCCGCACGGATGCTCTACTTTCACCCCGAGCGCGCCGTGCGCATCGCGGGCATCCTGGTGGCCGCACTCGAAGACGTGGTGGGCCTCAAGCACTGGCGGGGCCGGCCGAAGGACCACGCGACCCTCTTCGACCTCGGGCTGCATCCCGACCAGCAGCCGAGCCGACCTCAAGCCCCCGTCGAGATTGGCTATGAAGTGCCTGTCAAGGGTCGCGCTTCCTGGGAGTAAACAAAGGAGCCATGGTAATTCCGCTCTGCGAAGGTTGCCGCGAGGAGCTAGAGCTAGAGCGGCGTCACGGGCGGGGCACGCGCATCCCGTCACTAATAGTCCACGACCACTATTGCCGGTGCCCGGTGAATGACGCGCGAAGTGGCAAACACTATCCAGGGACCAAGCACGTACACGGGCTCGATGCCCCCTGGAGCTACGCAAGAGGAGTGAGCTAAATGGCAAGCCGAAAGACGCAGGAGAAGTTGGCGAAGACAGTGCGTGAGGAGAAGGCGAAGCGTGAGGCAGAGGAGGCCCAGGCCGCCGAGCAGTACCAGACGCAGATGGCCCGCGAGGACCCTTCAAAGGAGGACATGCTGGGCGCCGCTATCAGGACTTACAATGAAGTGCTGGCCTCGGTCCAGCGACGCGAGGAGCGCCTCGTCTCGACCCTAGAGCGCATCGCCGGTCTCTTGGAGAGGCTCGCGCCGCCGGAGACCATGGTGGGGGCTATCGAGGTGATTCGATACGGTGAGGACTTGGAGGAGCCCGCGCCTGCGGTCGAGCTTCCGCGGCTGCGCGGCGAGCCCCCGGCGGGGTCTCTGGCCGAAACGAACCCGGTGGCTCGCGAGGCTTTCAAGGCCGCGCAGCCGGTGCCGGCGGCCCGGCCCGATACGGTGAAGGGGGACGTGAAGCTCAAGGACGCGCAGAACGCATTCCTCGTGGCCTTGGAGTCGGAGCGCGAGCACGCCATCCGCGTGCTGCGGAGCTTCGGCGTGGACCGGGTGTCCGGCATCCCCGCCTCGAAGTACGCGGCCTTTATCGAGGCCCTGGCGTAATCATGGCGCGCGGCGAACACGCGAAGCTCATGCCTTCCGCCGCGCGCCGGTGGATGACGTGCCCGGGGTCGGTCTCCCTCGTGGAGGCCGCCCCGGAGCGGCGCACTGGCTACGACGACCAGGGCACCGCGTGCCACGCGTTCCTAGCGGATTTGCTCCGCGTGGGGGCACCGCCCGAGCAGTGGACCGGGAACACCCTTCTTCCCACGAGTGAAAACGGGCTTGGCGCGCCCGTCGAAGTGACAGAAGAAATGGTGGGGTGGGTAAGGCAGGCCGCGACCTGGGTCCTCTACGTACTCGCCTCCTTCCCCGAGACCGTGCTGCGCGTCGAGCAGCGGGTAATCGTTGGTGCGGCATTCGGATGCCCCGACGCTCTTTGGGGGACGCCGGACATCGTGCTCGTGAGGCCGGACCTCCTCACGGTAGTGGACGCGAAGTTCGGGTGGGTAGACGTGGCGGCGCACGAAAACCCACAACTTTCTCTCTACACCATTGGTGAAGCTCACCGCTACGGCTGGCAGCACGCCATGTACGAGCAAGCCATCCTCCAGCCGCGGAGTAATCCGCCAGTGAATGTCGAAATGCTAACGCGAGCGGAGCTACAGGACCGGCGCGACCAATACCGGCCGCGCGTGCTCGAAGCGCTCAACCCGGCGGCGCCCCTCATCCCGAGCGATGAGTGCCGGAATTGCGACGCGGCGGGCATGTGCCCGGCGTATCAGGAGTGGGCGAAGCAGCGCGCGGCCCTGGCCCTGGCCGAGCCGAAAGCCATCGGGCTCGCGCGCCTCGGGGAGGTCGTGGCGGCGGCGCCGCGCATCCGGGCCGCTCTCGTGGCAGCCGAGCGCTATGCGCTCCAGCGCCTAGAGCTAGGCTTTGACGTGCCGGGCCTCAAGCGTGTGGCCGGCCCCAGGGGGCACCGGAAGTGGGTGGATGAGAGGGAGGCATACTATGTACTAGGGATGCTCGCGGAGCCCGAGGAATTCCTGACGAAGCCCGAGTTAATCTCTCCCGCCCAGGCAGAAAAGAAGCTCAGGGTTCCGACGCACTGGCTGGACAGCTTGGCTCCGGCGCCCTCGGGCGCGCCGGTCCTGGCACCCGAAGACGACCCCCGCCCGGCGCTTCCGCCGGTATTTGACGACGAAGGAGAAAGCTAATGACAATCAGTGACAGCGTTCACGCCGGGCGGTTCAGTGCTAACTTGGTGTGCCATAAGGACGGTTTCATAGCGGTAACCACATGGACAACCGTCGGGTCAGGCTCCGTCGACACGGTGACGGACGAGCTAGCCACGCTCCGCAGAGAAATTTTAGAGAAGGCCGCGGAATTGCGGGCTGCGGTCGGGAGGATTTCTCATGGCTGATGGATTCATTCATGCGGAGCGCCTCGTCCGGTCTCGGGAGAAGGGCAGCATCGAGCGGCACCCGACCTTCCCCGAGGGCTGGTGCGCCTGGAAGGCCGGCAAGGGCTACGTCTCGCAGAGCGGTGGATTTACGAAGCACCCCAACAAGGCCCTCGTGGTGAGCGGCCCCGGTGAAGCCATCCGCCTCGCGGCGGTACACGGTTTCGCCATTACCTCGTGGTGAAGGAAGGAAAATCGAAGATGGCTCAGAAGGCAATTGTGCTTCCGGTGGCGACGGCGAATTACGTCTCGGTGTTCAAGGCGAAGCCGCCCCCCAATGCGAAGCCGGGCGACGAAAACAAGTTCACCATCACCCTGACTTACCAAAAGGGCTCGAAGGAGGCTGCCCAGGTCAAGAGCACTCTCGTGAAGGCGGCTATCGCCGTCGCCAACGAGAAGTGGCCGGGCAAGGGCGACGCCATCGTCGCCGCTATGAAGTACCCGGTCCTGGCGGACGGCGACACGCGTCTCTCGCCCGGCTCTGGCGAGCCGATGTTCCCGGGCCGGCTGTTCGTGGTCGCGAAGCGCAACGAGTCTTTCGGGGCGCCGGGCGTGGTGGACCGCAACAACGAGGACATCATGGACGCCTCGAAGATTTACGCCGGGGCGAAGGTGCGCGTGCAGGTCAACCTCTTCCCGTTCTCGCACCCGCAGGGTGGGCGAGGCGTGGGCGTGGGCCTGTCCAACGTGAAGCTCGTGGCAGACGGGACGCGCCTCGACGGGCGTGAGTCTGCGCAGGAGGCTTTCGCGGGCTATGTGGAGGAGCCTCTGGAGGCCGACGAGAACCCGGAGTCAATGCTGTAGCTTCGCGCGGATGCCAGGAGAGCCGCGCCGCCGGCATGAGGGAGAGAAAACCCCACCCGGCGCGGCGCCTGTCATTTGGGCATCTCGAAGGAGAACGAACATGGCGAAGAGCAAGGCCCTCGCGCAAATCGATGCAGTCCTCAAGAAGTCCGGCGGCAACAAGAAGGAGAAGGGCGGTGGGGCACGCAAGTACGGCCGGCAAACCAAGTCCCCGGCCATGGCGCGCTACCGTGCCGAGTCTCGGTGGGAGACAAACAAGGTAGCGAAGGTGAGGCGTCACCTCTTGCGCTCGAAGTTCCAGCGCAATGACGTGCAGGCGCGCGCGTGGTACGCAGCCTTCGGCGGCCGGGACGCGCAGGCGTTCCTTGCCGCGCTCCCGCTCCGGTCGCGAGCTTCGGTGGCCGCATGAAAGTCCAACCCTTTGTGTTCGTGGTGGCGATGCTCCAGCTTCTCGCCGGGGCTTACTCGACATGGCGCGGGGATTGGCAAATGGCCCTGAGTAATTTCTTCCTGGGCTTCGCGAACGTCGTCTTTTCCACGATGGGCCGATGATTCCGTTCTTCCTCGACTTCGAGACGCGCTCTCGCCTCAACCTCAAACAGGTCGGGGCGTACCGCTACGCTGAGGACCCGTCCACGGAGGTGCTCCGCGCCTCCTGGGCGGGGCAGCACGGAGGCCCTTTCCGCTGGCGCCCGATGGACCGAGGCGGCGGCCAGGAGTGGCTTCACTACGTGGATGACCCGGCGGTCACCATCGTGGCCCACAATGCAGAATTCGAGAGGCTAATCCTTGCCCACAAGTTCGGACGTAAACTGGCTCCTTCACGCTTTCGTTGCACAGCGGCCCTATGTGCTCGTTACGGGCTCCCTCGCAGTTTGGACCTTGCCGGGCAGGCTCTGGCCCTGGAGCACCTAAAGGACGCGGCGGCCGGCAAACGGCTAATCAACAAGCTGTGTAAGCCCCGCCGGAGCGGCGAGTGGTGGGAAGAGGAGGACGCGCCCGAGGACTTCGAGGCGCTCGAAGAGTACAACGAGGGCGATGTGCTCGCCATGCGAGAGATTTGGGAAATCCTCCCGCCTCTCTCGGACCGTGAACAAGCTCTGTGGGAATTGACGATTCGCATGAATGAGCGCGGGCTGCCGGTTGACACGGAAGCTATGAAGCTAGCGCAGGAGGTGGTACTGGAGGAGAAGGCTCGTCTCTCGAAGGAGTGGGAGCGCCTCGTAGGATGCAAGGTCGGGTCACCCCTGGGAGCCAAGTACCTCGGACTCCCCTCTCTCAGGAAGGTCGAGGTGCGCCACGCGCTGCGCCGCACTGACCTCACGGAGCGTCAACGTTATGCTCTCGAAATTCGGAAGATGGTTGCTCGCACGTCTGTCCAGAAATTGTGGCGCCTGGAGCGTATGGTGTCGACCGATGGTCGTTACCGTGGCGCGCTCATCTATTCCGGGGCAGAGAGGACACAGAGGTGGTCTGGAAGTGGTGTTCAGGCTCACAATTTACCCCGAGGGCTCGGCCGAGACACCGACGCAGCGTTTCGGGCGCTCACGCTTCACGCCCTAGCGCAGACATATGATGACTCGCTTCGCACAGTCAGTGAAATGCTCAAGGGGTTCTTCGTCGGTCCATTTGTCATTGGGGACCTCGCGCAAATAGAAGCGCGTGTGACAGCATGGTACGCTGGACAAACCGACCTCGTGGACGCCTTCCGGGCAGGCGCGGAGATTTACTGCGACATGGCATCCGATATTTACGGGGTGCCGGTGGGCAAGGAGGATTACGACGAGGAGCTTCACATTGCGAAGAGGCAGCTTGGCAAAATCGTAATCCTGGGCGCTGGCTACGGATTGGGTGGCCCTACACTCGTGAAGCAACTAGACGAGAATTTTGACGTAGCACTTCACGAAGACCCGGTTCTTGCGCGGGTTCGTGCGGATGACATCATCGCCATCTACCGCGCCAAGTATCGTGCCATTCCGAAATTCTGGGGGAACCTTGAAAAATTCTTCCGAGCCGCTATTCGTGGTAATGCTTCCCGAATCCGATTCCCAGGTGGCAAGTTACACGCTGGAGTACGAACTTTTCATGGACGACGATTTGCATATCTCGAACTCCCCAATGGTCGTCCGATTTACTACTACCAGCCGGTGGCGGATGAGGCTTGCGGAAGCTGGCCGGACGGTCGCCCGAAGACTCAGGCGACTTATTTCGGGCGCAACATTTATAAAGGAGGAAAGTGGGAGCGGGTATCGACGTATGGCGGCAAGCTCACTGAGAATGCCGTCCAAGCCTTCTCCCGAGACTTCTTGGCCGCCGCAGTCCTCGAAGTGGACCGTGCAGGGGGTAATCCTCTGCTTACCGTCCACGACGAAATCGTCGCGCAGCCTCCTCTCACGCCTGAGGACCTTTTTCGCATAATGACTCAAGTGCCGGAGTGGGCCGAGGGCCTTCCTCTTTCTGCCGAGACCTACGGTGCGACGCGCTACCGCAAAAACTGATGAATCCCTAGAGGCTGCCATCGAGCGCTCCACGGTCGAGGAGCTTGAGGCTCTCGATATATGGACTCTCAAACATGGAAAGCAGGGGTGGCCGGACCGGCAGGTATTCATCGCACCGCGGCATCACGTCTGGTTTGAATTCAAGCGGGCGCTATCGGGACGCCTGACCCGCGCTCAAAAACTGCGCATCCCGTGGTTAGAGGAGAGAGGCGAACGGGTGTATATCATCACGAGCACGATGCAGGCAGTTAGCATCGCAATTCACGAGAAGGAGTGGATATGCGCGTCTACGTAGCGTCAAAGTTCGACCGGTCCGCTGAGGTGGCGGAAATCGAGAAGCAGCTTGAGGCAGCGGGCCACCTTGTCACGAGCGCGTGGACTCACCACAGCATCGCAGGTGATTCCGGCTGGGGCCTCCGGGACAAGCTGGTGGAATTTGCGACGGCGGACTACTATGGAGTGCAAATCGCTGATGCACTCATCTTCCTCCACGACCCGGCTTCACGCGGCGGAAATGTCGAGCTTGGCCTCGCGCTCGCGTGGAATAAGCACGTCGCCGTCATCGGCGGACGCACTGCCTGCCCGCACCGCGGTGCCATCTTCTACGCTCTCCCCCAGGTCCAGCACTTCGACACGGTGGAGGGGGCGGTGGCGTGGCTCGCGTATCTGGAGCGAGAGTTTGCCGCGAAGAGCCACGACGAGGTATTGGGGGTGTCACGATGAGTAACGTTCTTCCGACCGGGTCCGAGGAGCGCAAGCGCATCCCCCTCACGACCGGGGTGCTAGATTACTTCTCCGCTGCGCTAGCGGAGGTGGCGAAGGTGTCGGTCCTGGGCAATGACAAGCACAACCCAGGGCAGCCGCTACACTGGAGCCGCGGAAAGAGCCAGGACCACGCCGACTGCATCGGTCGGCACCTCGTGGAGCGTGGCAGCTTCGATGAAATCGAGGTGTCGCCCGGCCACTTCGAGCGCATCCGGCATTCCGCCGAGGGCGCATGGCGCTACCTCGCGCTCCTCCAAGAGGAGCTAGAGGCGGCCGGCGCCCCTCCGAGCCGCGCTTCACGCTTTACGTTTCCGGCTCCGACCATGCCGAAGGACCCCCAGATAACGGCGTGGGCTATTTACAAGGAGCCGGGCCCGAAGCGTTCGTGGCGACTGTGGCCCCGCCGCGCAGGCAAGTCGGAAGCGCAGCAGCAGCAGCGGCAGCAGCAAGAACTGGCTCAGGTCCAAAAGCGTATCCGCGACCTCGATGCTGAGGTGGCTCAACGGGCCAAGGAACACGCGGCCTTCGAGCAAGAGGTGCATCGGGAATTCGGTCCTTGGCACGGTCCGTACCGGGCGCGCTCGTGGCGGGCACGTTTCAAGGATAACGTGCTCGACCTCGTGGACGTTCTCCGCGGGCCCTGGAAGAAGTGGAAGTGAGAACCCGAGCGGACATGTTTGTGCCTCAGGCCGAGGCCGTGGCGAAGGCAGTCGCGAACGGTGGTCGGCTAGCCATGCTCCTCGACCTGGGGGACGGCAAGACGGCGGCTGCGCTGACAACGCTCCTCGACCTGGGGGCGTGGCCGGCGCTCGTCGTCGCCCCGGCGACCGTGGTGGCGGCGAATGAGTGGGGTCTAGAGGCCGCACGTTGGGAGCACCTCCGCAACTTAACTGTCGTGCCCCTCTCCGGCTCTCGGGCCGCGCGCGAGCGGCAGCTTCGCCGGGACCCACCTCACGTCGAAGTCGTGAGCTACGAGTGCTTTCTGTGGCTCACCAACACTGTCCGTCTACGCAAGCGGTACAACGCTGTGGCCCTGGACGAATTGTCGAAGATGAAAGCGCCGGGCGCGCGCCGCTCCAGGCGGGCCCGTTTCCAAGTGCCCGAGTTGGACGTGCGCCTCGGGCTCACCGGACACCCTACGCCTAACCACCTCCTCGACCTGTGGTCGGAGATTTTCCTCATCGCCGGCCCCGAGCCCCTCGGGCCCACCTTCTCGGGCTTCCGAGACCGGTGGTTCACCCCGACGCGCTACGTGCAGACCAGCGCCGGGCTCCAGCCCGTCGATTGGGAGCCCTGGCCTGGAGCGGTCGCGGACATTCAGAAGCGCGTCGCACCGTGGGTGTACGTCCGGCCGGCGAGCGCCCCGGTGAACAAGCCGCCGGTGCGCGTGGTGGACCGAGACGTGCCGATGCCCCCGCGGGTGGCGGCCCTCTCTGCGAAACTTCTCAAGGAGTTGTGGTGTGAATTCCCCAACGGGGCGAAGCTGGAGGTGCTCGCGGCTTCACAAATCGGCCAGAAGCTTCGGCAAATAGCAGGCGGCGCGGTCTACACAGAGGGCACAAAGTGGGAGGAGGTACACGATGCGAAGCTAATAGCGCTCGACAACGCCCTGGACGAGTTGCAGGGCCAGCCCGCGCTCGTGGCTTATTGGTACAAGCACGAGCGCGACCGCATCGAGCGGCGGCTCAACCGGGCTGGGCGGCGCTATCGGAATTTCGACCCGCAGTGGATTCCGGCCTGGAACGCCGGGGAGTACGAGGTGATGCTCGTTCATCCGCAGAGCACCGGGTACGGGCTCAACCTCCAGGCCGGCGGGCACCACGTCCTGTGGTTCTCGACGCCCTGGGGCTACGACCCGTGGATGCAGTTAAACGGTCGGCTTGCCCGCCCCGGGCAGACCGCGCCCTGGGTGACGGCGACGCGCTTCCTTTGTGGGCCGGCTGACGCCTACGTAAAGAGCGTGCTCGACGCCAAGGGCGTGTTTGAACGCGAATTCATGGAGGGACTGTAAATGCCGTACAAGGACCCACACTCTGTGACAGCGCAAGAACAGGCGCGCCGGGCGCGCTACAAATACAGAATAAGCCCGAAGGGGCGTGCCAGGCGCGCGCGCTACCGCGTGAGCCCGAAAGGGCGTGCTAGCATGGCACGCACCGACGCGAAACGACTGACGCACAAAAATATTCAGCGTCGAAAGCGCAAAATCGCAGTCATAAAGGAGAAGCTAAATGCCCTACAAGAGCCCTGAGCAACTGCGGGAAATGCGCAGCAACGCCCGAGCCCGTCTTGAAGTGCGTCTCAAGGTGCTGGAGGCCACTAACGAAGCAGAAGAGGAAATCCGGCGGCGGCGGGCCGAAGACCCGACGTATGAATTCGAGGGCGGCTCTGGCAGCCTAGAGCGCCTTCTGCGAAATGAGAAGCCTCAGAAGCAATTGGCAGAGGAGAAGCCCCGTGCGCTCAAGCCTCGATAGCACTCTCGACTTCTTTGATTTGGTGAAGGCGCGTGCCGCGGAGGAGAAGTCCGTCCTCGATTTCGACCTCGAAAACCGCCCTCTCTCGTATCTGGGGCAAGATTGGACGAGTGCCGAAATCACGGCGATTGCGTGGTCGTGGAACGGCGAGGATTTGGTCAAGTACCTCCTCCTCACTTCGGACGGCTATTACAAGGACCGGCACGGGGTCAAGCAGACGCCAGTCGAGGCGTTCGCGCGTTTCCGTGACATCCTCGCGAGCGCCGGCATCGTGACCGGGCACTACATCCGCAAGCACGACCTCCCGGTGCTCAATAGCGCAATGATGGAGAACAAGCTGCCGCCGCTGCCGTCTCTGCTCACCTCGGATACGCACGGTGACCTCGTGCGCCGCAAGGACTTGTCTGCGTCGCAAGAGAACCTCGCGTCGCTGCTCCGGCTCCCCGAGCCGAAGCACCACATGACGCAGACCGAGTGGCGCGAGGCGAACCGCCTTTTCACGAACAAGAAGCTCGCCCTCACCCGGCAGCGCGTCGTCTCCGACGTGGTGCAGCACAAGGCGCTCCGTGCCGAGCTAGTCCGCCTGGGCTTGCTCAAGGCGCCGCGCATGTGGAGGAGCTAAATGGACTGCCCGATTTGTCACAAGTCGCAAATGGAGCTAGAGCCCAAGCGCGTGCTAGACTACGGCACTACCGAACCGACGCTATTCGAGGTGTGGGAGTGCAAGAGCGGCATGTGCGAGGCCACCCGAGTGTTTCGCGCAGTGAAGGAGGAAGACCATGCCGAGGCTCAGCATAGCCCTGGAAGAGGAGCACCTTCGAGTCATCGCCGCCGCACTAAACGAGCTTCCGTACCGAATCGCCCGGCCGGTGATGGCGGAACTAGAGGCTCAGGTGGCGGCACAGCGCCCCCCGTCGCAGGAGCCGATTAACGGACCGCCCGGTGTCTACGAGTCTGGCCCCGACGATTAAATCTTGTGATACTCGATGTATGAGCCGGCGCGGATGGCAGGGTCCGCCGTCCCGCCGGTTCGCCGCCCCTGTAGCTGGAAGGTGCCGGCCGAACCGCCCGTGTAAATCACTCCGTAGCTGATGCGTATCGAGCCCTGGCCTTCGGAGGGGCTAGTGGTGCCGTTTACCCAATCGGCGTCCACCCCGGTCGCCTCCTGGGTCTGCATGGCGCCTCCGGTCGTATCTTGGAGCGTCATAATTTTCATCGAATCGATGGTCGGGGCTCCGCTGCCCTTCATACGGAAGGTGACGCCGAAGTCCGCCGCGTCGCCGGAGAGGCCGACCAGAATTGCCCGCACGACGTATTTCGAGTTGGCTTCCATGGCGAAGCTCATGCCCGTGAGGTCCGAGGCCGTCGCCGTCACGGTCGCGTCGGCCGCGAGGAAGTAGCTCGACCACGGGTTCACCGAGGGCGTACCGGGGTCGAACAAGGCCCCGTTCTTGTAAATGTCCCCGTTGTAGTCGATGCGGAAGCGCTCCACCCCGTTGTTGCTGAGGCCGAAGAGCGCGCCCGCTGTGCGCGTGATGCTCGTTTCGAAGACAAAGTCCGTGGCCGTGCCGCTGCCGGCCTGGGGCGAGCGAAAGACGAGCGAGGGGTTTCCTCCCGTGGCAGACAGGACGCGCAGCCGGTCCACCCCGCCCAACACGAGGCGCATGTCATTCGCAGCAGCCCGGTAGAGCCCGCTCGACACCTCCGACGCGAAGGCCATGGCCGGAGCCGATATCGTCCCGTTCACTAGGAGGAGAGCCGAGAGCATACCGCCCTTGCCGGTGCGCGAAAGGCTGTCCGTAATCTCGGACGCGAGGTCCGAGAGGGTGGTGTTCGCCCACGAGGATTGAATGGTGGCTCCGGTGATGACCGGGTTGCCGGACGGCAGGGTATAGTTGCCGGCTGCGTTGCGTGCCATTTAGTTACTCCTCGTCATAGACACTCATCGGGTCATATGCGGACTCAAGGTCGGCTGGGAGAGTAGTGGTCGAGTGGCCTAGACGCTCGGTGTACTCCGCAATGTCAGGGTAGGCGGCCTGGAGGTCACGCATTTGCTTTGCCGCGTCCGCGAGGGCCTTCTTCACCCCGATGCGAATGTTTTGGTCAGCGTAGAGGTCTTTTGTGTCGAGGCCCCAGGCTGCGCGCACTTGGGCGCGCTCTCGGTCAGAGATTTGACCCGTGCCCTTCACGAGTAGGTTCGCTCCGAGTAGCTCAAGCTCGTTCGCACGCTGGCGAAGCTCACGCCCTTCCTTAGTGGTATTGCGCAGGAGATTTCCGATAGGGCGCGTAACGATGCCTACGGCACCTCCGATGTAGGGAGCGTTAGAGGCGTCTTCCATGGCCCCGCCCACCACGTTTGCCATGCCGCCTGCACCGGGCAGGGCGCCGCGCGGAGGCAACGTGCTGAGGCCCGGAAGGTTAAGCGTCTTGTCGTGGCCCTTTGCGCCGCCTTGTGACTGCGGAACGCCTCGCGCTTGGTCCGCGTCGAGCTTTTGGATGAGCGCGTCCAGGGCTGCCGCACTGCGCCCGACCTTATCGATGGCGTTTGCCGTTTGGAGGTATTCCTTGTAGGCAATACGGAATTGCGGAGGAAGGCCCTGGGGCACCTCGACGGTCTCGGCTTCGGCCTCTTCGTCCTCGGAGCCCGGCCGCTCCTCGTCGTCGTAGCCGCGCTCCTCTAGGTCAGGCCCGAAGCCTCCCGGGGGCTCGGGCACCGCCGGCCGGCGTGGCTTTACCTTGAGCACCTCCTTGGCACTCCTGGCCTGCGCGGGGCGCGCAGCGGCGGCCCGCAGCTTGTCGCCGCCCCGCGGCGCCGGCAGGGATTCTAGCACCGCCGTGAGTTGCTCGACCGCAGCGGCGTCGCCCGCCTTCTCCGCGTTGCGGATGGCGATTTCTAGAATCTCTCGCTTCGTCTTGCGGGCCATTGTTTACTCCTCGTAATACTTGTCGATGAGATTGTCCACGTTGGGGATGGTCTTCCGCGACTTGGAGCGCAGGCGCGAGGCGGGCGGCCGGTAGTTCTCGCGGTACGTTTGCCGGCGGTCGAACTCTTCGGCGCGCCGCCGCTCCGCGTCGGTGCGGTACTGTAGCTCCCGCTCGCGAAGGTCTTGCTCCTTCTGGCGAAGCTCCGTGGCTCGTTGGTGCTGTTCCTGCTGCGCCTGGAACTGCCACTGTTTGATGTAGCGGTCTTCGGCCTGCTCCTGCACCTGGGTCTGCTGCATCTGGTCTCGCTCGGCCCCCTGAGAGCGGGCGTCCGCGAGGCCGAGCCCACGCGAGAGCGCGGCGGATGCGCTCTGGAGCGGGCTGGGCGGGATGTAGTGCCCGCTGACCATTTGACCCTGCGGCATTTGAGTGTCCGCCTGCCCGGCGAGGCCGGAGAAGCGGCGACGACGGCGCAGCGGGGCCGAGGGTGCCAAGGTGGGCGGCCCGTAGCCCGAGGGTGGCGTCTGGGGAAACTCTGTCTCATCGGCGTAATAACGGTCGGTCATAGCTTAGAGGAGAAACGGGAGAATGGTGCCGGCCATGCTAAAGAGCCCGTTCATCTGGTTGGCTTGGTTCGCCTGCTGGGCGTTATAGCTGCCGAGTTGCATTCCGTACATGCTGGTTCCGGCGCCCAGGAGGTCCGGCCCCTGCGTGCTGCCGGCGCCCTGGAAGCTGGGGAACTGCGGGTATTGAGCCTGCTGACCCGACATCACGGCGTTCATTTCGTTGATGGCTTGGAGCCGCCGGGCAAGAGCCGCCTGATAAATCTGCTGCTCGATGCCGAATTCGCGCGAGGCTTCCTGGCCGCCGCCCATGATGGACTCGTTCATCGCCGTTTGGTAGGCGTCCTGGCGCGACCGCTCGAAGTTATCCATCTGCGTGTCGTAGCCCGCCATGCCGGGGCGAAGGCCCTGGTTGTAAAGCTCCGTGCGGAGCCGCTCGCGGCGCTGGTCCCACTGTGGGTCGAGGCGCGAGGAGGCCCGCTCATAGAGGGCAGTCTCCGCGCGGTCGCGCACGGTGCCGCCAGTAGCCGGCGAGGCGAAGCCACCATTGCCGCCAGCCCCGCCGCCCGCCGCCTGCCCGAAGAGGCTGCTCCAATCGAAGCCGCCGCCACCCCCGCCACCCGTCTGAGGGAATATAGAATTCAGGTCCAGGCCCGGGGCGCCGGGGTTTTGCTGCTGGTACTGCTGAATCGCGGCAGCGATTTGCTGAGAAATCGAGTCTCCGAGTTTCCCGATTCCAAACGCTCCGCTGCTGCTGCTGCCGCCCACCGGGGTTGCCTGCGGGGCCGCCAGCGGAATGTTGCCGCCGGACGCCGCGCCGGTGCCGCCGGAGTACGGCCCCAGGCCGATGAGCTTGCGCTCATAGTCGTCCAGGCTGTCGATGCCGTACTGTTCGTAACGGGCCCGCGCGAGCGCGACCGGGTACGGGGACTCCCCGCCGTCGAGCGCGAGGAGCTTCCGCTCATAAGCGTCGAGGTACGTGTTCGGGTCGCCCGTCTCGTTCATGCTGAGGACCGCCCGATGGAGCGCTGCCACGATGTCGTCGCCGGGCGCGCCGGACTCATTCGAGCCCGGAGCCGGCTGGTACGGCACCTGACCCGAGGAGTAGCCGATAATCGGCTTCGCCGTGCCCGTGCGAGCGGTCCCGCCGCTCGTGGGCTGCTGGGCGCCGCCGGCCGCGGGCTGCTGTGCCCCGCCGCCGCCAAGGAGGCCGAGGAGGCTGTTCCAATCAAAGGCCCCACCCCCGCCCCCGCCGCCGGGGAGCGTAGGGCTCCAGCCGCCGAGGGTCGGGTACTGTGCCGCTAGCTCCATGCCGGAGCGCCAGAGCATATTCTCCGCGAGAGCGGAGCGGCCCTGCTGGATATTTTGCTGAGACCCGAGGGCCTGTTGCTCGGCGGGCGAAAGCTGCATGTTCGCCGTCCACTGACCGCCTGGACCCTGCGCCCACGACAGGGCGCCCCAGGGCGTAATCATGTTGGGCCGGTTCGCGACCGTCTGGGCGTTCAGGAGATTCAGGTTATTCATGTACTCCTGATTCGCCAGCGCCATCAGGTCGGGCAGAGGTGGCGCGCCCGCGCCGGTCGGACTCAGGCCCGGGATGCCCCCGAAGCCCGGCAGACCCCCGCCATTGATGGTGCCGCCGAGAGTCGGGATGCTCGGAAACACTTGGTTGACGCCAGAGCCAATCGGGTCAACAAACCACCCGGCGTTGTCGCCAGCCCAATCCCACGCATTGCTAATTCCGCTGCTCATACGTTTACCACCCGGCGTTGATGTTGTAGCCTAGTCCGCGCGCCTGCCAGTTCTCGGACGTGATGTAAGGCACGAAGCCTTGGCCAGCGATGGCGTTATAAAGTTCCTGAGCCCGGCCGCCGGCAGGGTCGGTGTACTCCGCGGCGAAGACCGGGATGCCGCTGGCCGCCAGTTGCTTGACTTGGTCGTACTGCGGGCCCCAGAACCACGGGTCCTTCCAGGGCTGGAGGTACGCCCCGGGGTAGCTGGTCGCGGAGAAGAGACCCTCAGTCTGAATGCCGTTCACGTACTGTGGATAGGCCGTAGCGAAGTCAAAGCCCTGGTTATAGACGAAGCGCATGTCCGGCGCCTGGGCGCGGATGCGCTGCATCACCGACGCGATGGCTGCATTCACGTCCGCGCGGGTCCTGCCCGGCGGCACGTCCGGCGTCGCCACGTCCCACTTGATGCCACGGGCCCCGAGGGCGTAAGCGTCCATGGCCCGGCGGACGAGCCAGTTCTGCCACGTTTGATTCGTCACGTCCACAAGCTGCGTCCCCCAATCACTGTTAGTGCGCAAGACCGGGCCGCTGTAGCCAGCGACCCCGGAGAGCGTTGGGTCAAGCTCCCCGAGGTTGATGTACGCGAAGGGTGTGACGCCGCCCTGCTGGAGCCGCTGGTAGTCCGCCGACGAAATAGTGTCGGGGTAGCCCACTTCAAACCAATCGAAGCCGGCGTCGATGACGTTCTGGACCGGCACGTCGCCCCAGGCCCAGCCACCCCACGAGGGCTTTGCCGGGTCATTGAAAGACGACGCCTTGGGCTGCTGCTGAAATTGCTGGATGAAAGGCATCCAGGGCGGGATGCGCTGGCCGGGGTAGGGCATCCCCGGAACGGGGTTGAAAAAGGAAGGTTGGAAAAATTGATTGAAGGCTTGCCCAAAATTCGTGCCTTGGCTGGACGAGGTCCCCGAGGGGCGCCCGAAGGCGCTATTGAACCCGGTGGAGTAGTCCCCGCTGTTACGAGCGAGGAGCCCGAGCGCGCTCTGGCCGATGGAGGACCCACCCCAGGTCGGGTTGGGGCTGTACGAGCTTGGGGCATTACCCTTCTGCATCGTCGGCCTCCTTGCGCGACACCACCACGTCTTCGCCGGTTTCCCACCCGTCCTTGATGCGATACACCTCGCGGAACCCCAGCCCGCGAGCTAGCCGAAGCGCCGCCGCGTTGCTGGCCCGGGTGAACCCCACGGCGTACTTCCGCTTGCACTGCTTGAACGGATAGTCAAAGGCGGCCTTGGTGAGCGCAGCGAGCGCCTCGCGCCGGTCCGCCTTGGGGATGGCCCGTATGTCGAGCGCGACGTGCATCGCGACGCCGGTCGGGGTCCAATCGCTGTAGCCCACCATTCCCTTTATGGTGGGGTGGCTCGTGCCGCACTCCTGGCAAAGCTGCACGTCTTCTGCGTCCACGAGCCCGATGGCTCGAAAGTTAATCGTTAGCTCAACGCCGGTCTTGCGGTGCAGCCACCAGAAGTGCTGCGGGTTCATCGTCAGGACGCCTAGCCTCACAGAATGCCTCCCTCTTCCCACGCAAGGTCCCACCCGACGAACACGCAATAGTCCGTCGTGTTCATGTGGGTTCCGGCCGCCGCCGCCACGCCGCATCCCTCTGCGCCGTGCACGACGGAATAGACGGCCCTGGGGCGGACCGCCAGCGCATTATCCCAAGGGTCCACGTCCCACGCGCCGGTGTCCCACACGGTCGTGGTGATGCTGATGAGCACGGGCTCCAGGGCCCCGGTCTCCTCGTCCGTATTGTAGTCGTAGCGCACCGTCGCGCGCACGCCCGGCGGGATGTCGCGAATCAGGTACGACGTGCGCAAGAGGTGGACTTGCTTTTGCGAGGCCCGGCCGCCGGTGTCGAAGCGGTCGAGAATGAACGAGTCGATGGCCCGCGCGTTGGCGATGCCGCCATTGTGGGAAACATTGTCCACGTACCCGGTCATTTTGCAGACCCGCCCGTCGCGCGTCCCGAAGTAAAAGAGGCCCTGCCACACGCCGCCCGAAAGGATGTCGAGCCCGCGGAAGCGGCTCCAGCCCTTAGTGGCGTAGGACATGGCGAATTGCTCCTGGGGAGCGCCGCTGATGCCGGGCGTATTCACGAGGAGGAAGTTATCCGGGTGGAGGACAATATCCCAGCCCCGGAGGTCGCGCTGCGTCGTGAGAGCCTCGCGAATGCGCGGGCGCTCCTTGTAGGTCTCGTACGTCGCAGGCGTCACCGCCTCACCGCTGATGAGCTTCGAGAGGGGCAGGGCTCCGAGGAGAGTAAGGAGGAGGATGTCCCCACCCTGCTGCGTCGCGATGCGCCGCCCCGCGGGCAGGCCGCCCAAGCTCCAGGCCCCAAGCTGGCGCATATTGGGGTATTGCGGGTCGGTGCCGGCGTAGACCACCACGTCGCCCGTGCTCGACACGGCAACGAGCATGTCGTCCGCCCCGGCGCCCGCGTCCACCGTCCACGACCACAAACCCACGAGGTAGCCGCCGGTCGGGAACACTTCCCCGAAGTCGAACTTATTTGCGGTGCCACTGATGGAGGCGAGAGGCATGTACCAAGCGCGTGAGGAGTTGCGCTCGACAAACCAAAGCCGGTTCTTCCACGACAGGACGAACACGAGGTTCGCCGCGGTGACCCCGGTGACGCTCCCGGCGGCCCACGTGTCGCCGCTCTGGGAGTATAGGAGGTAACCATTAGTCTCATCAGTGTATACGAGGTATCTATCCGCAGCGGTGACGAAGGCCGCGCTGACACCGTACCCGGTGGCGGAATCGCTCGTGGCGAAGCTGTGGACCGTAGTCGGGGACGCGCCGCCAGCCGTGCAGTCCTTGATGATGGAGGAGGTGGTGGCGAACAGCCGGTCCTTGCTGGCATCCGAGCCGTGGTACGGGATTATGGCCCGCACTTCGCCGCTCCCCACGTTGATGCTGTGCTCGCGGAAGCCCGGCCGAGGCTTGAGGCCGCCGTCACCCGAGAGCGCGTTGATGACGACCGAAGCGTCTCCCTCGGGGAGGGCGGAAGCCGGCGAGACGGCATTCTCTCCGAGCGGCGCCGGAATGTGCCGCCCCTGGAGCACCTCGCCTGTCTGACTAGGCATCGGCATTAAATTTTCTCGTCCTGACGCTGCGTGAATGCAGGCGCCATGGACAGGCTCTTCGCGCCCTTCGAGCGACCCTTGGCATCTTCTAGGGCACGGACGAAGTCCGCGAGGTTTGTCTCAGTGTTGAATTGCTTGCCTGCGCGCCACAGGAGCTTGAGGCCGAAGTGCAAAACGAGCGGGTCGAACAAGGGGTAGTCACCGACTGCAACCACTTCGTCCGCGCCTTCGGTCCCGAGAGTGTTGCCGTTTCCGAGGCCCGCGCTAGACGGTCGCACCCAGGCGCGGCTCTTATACTCGAAGGTGACGGTGTCTCCACCTACCGTCACGCCACTGGACGTGAAGAGGATTTGGTTGGTGGTGAGGCGAAATTCTAGGTACGAAGGGCTTGTGTTACCCGTGGCGACCCGTTGCTGCCACGCCTGCGGCGACAGTGGGCCCGCAAGAGGTGTTTTCGCGGTGACGTTCCATTGCGTCTCATCGCGCGTTTTGTGGTAGTCGTCCGGTAGGTCGTAAGCGGTTTGCCCCGCAATCGTCGCGAACGAATGGGTCCGCATCAGGTGCTCCCAATCGTAAGCGTCGAGGAGCCCCAGGCCGAGTGTGTTGAGGTGCTGGCAAAGCTGACGCATGTTGGGGTCCGACGATGCAAACGGGTCGGTGGCAACCGGCAGCCCGAGTTCTCGGGCTGCCGCATTGATGAGAAGGCCCGCCGTCTTATACCGGGCGACTGCCATGAATTACTCCTTCCGCGCGCTGCGTCGAGCGGGCTGCTCCTCCACCTGGGGCTGGGCGACCTCCAGCTTCGCGAGCCGCTCTCGAAGCTCCGCGATTTCGTTGTCGCGCTCCTTGAGCGCATCCGCCATGGCGAGGCGCGGTGCATTCTCCTTCGCCGCGTCGAGGTACGCCTGGGCGCGCTTCCGATGCTGCTGCGCCAGGGGGAACTTCTGAGACACGCCGTCCGAAAGCTCCGCGAGGTGTTCCGCGGTGCGGATGTTGAAGAACTTGTATTCCTCGACCTGAGCCTTATTGAGGAAGGAAAGCTCTTCCAGCGGCGTACCCTGCGCGGCTTCCGTACGGGTCTCGTGCCAATGGCGATACTTCTTTTCGAAACGGAACTTGTCCTCGTCCTCGACGGGCCGCTCCACGGCTGTGTCGCGGTCGCCCGGCTTGAGGATGCGGATGAATTCCACCTCCTTGAACACGGGGCGCCCGAGCTTGCTCACGATGAGCACCTCGGGGTCCTTGGGCTTCGAGCGCATCCCGCACCCGAGAGTCTTGAGGGCCTCCACCCGCTCTTCGTCGTCCTTCATTACCTCG